GCCCTACTATTAGAAGAGATGCAATTGCTTCAAAAACACATGAAGATTCAATGACAGATAAATTAGCAGATATTGTTAAAAGAAATGTTATTTTGAGAACAAATAAAGAAAAAAGTGCAATGTTGAATGAAGAATTTAAATATAATGATTCTCATCACCAAGCATTACAATATCATATTGCAACATATTTCGATAACGAAACATCTATTCTTCAAAAATCAGAACAAAAAACTGGTGGAAGATTATATAAATCTGTATCTGAAAGATTAAAAGGTAAACAAGGACGTATTCGTGGTAATTTGCTTGGTAAGAGAACCAACTTTAGTGGTCGTACTGTTATCACATCAAATCCAGATGTAGGTACTGATGAACTTGGTATTCCATTAAAATTAGCAATGACATTAACATTTCCCGAAGTAGTTACACCTCAAAACGTTAGTAAACTAACCAAATTAGTAAAAAATGGTAGAGATACACATCCTGGTGCAAATTATGTATATCCTAAAGGTAATAATAGAAGACCAATTGATTTAAGATATAGAAAGAAAAATATTAAACTATATTATGGTGATATTGTTGAAAGACATTTAGTAGATGGTGATTATGTTCTATACAACAGACAACCTTCTCTTCACAAGTTATCTATGATGGGTCATAGATGTGTTATCTTAAAAGATCCCGAACTTACAACTTTTGGTATGAATGTATCTGTTACTGCACCATATAATGCAGATTATGATGGTGATGAAATGAACATTTTCGTACCTCAATCTATTCAAGCATCAATAGAATTAGAAATGATAGCAAATGTAAGAAATCAAATTATTGCACCTGCATCAACTAATACAAAGATTGCAACAAAACAAGATGCTCCATTAGGTGCATATTTATTAACCAGAGAATATGTTGAAATTGATTCTCACCATGCATCTGATGTTGTATCTAAAATCAAGAATATTGAATTAGTATTACCAAAAGATAAAGGAATGGTTAAAACAAATGATATTTTCAGTGCTTTACTTCCAAAGAAACTTAATATTGTTCAATTTAATGAAAAAGGTGAAAAAAGTTTAGAAATTATAAATGGTAAATTATTAAAAGGAGTATTAACAAGTAAAATTGTAAATCATACTATTTTAAATACTATATTAGATCAATTTGGAAATGATGTAGCAACTGATTATATAGATAATTTACAAAGATTAATTTTATTATTCCTTTTATCACATGGGGCAACAGTTGGCTTAAAAGATATAATTATGTCTAAAGAAGCTTTATTAAAATGCAAAGATATGTTAAAAGCCAAAAGATTAGAAGCTGAAAGTATGATTACAGAAATCGAAAATAATCCAGATTTAATTGATCCAGATACTTTAGAAAAAAATATGACTTCACTTTTACAAAGTGTTATAGGTGATGTTACTAAAGTTGTAACAAATGATTTAAAAAATAATAATAATTTAGATATTCTTGTTACATCTGGTGCCAAAGGTGCATGGAATAAAGTTGCTGATATGGCAGCTGCAAGAGGTCAACAAGTTGTAAATTTTGCTCGTGTTAAAAAGAAGGTCAATAATAGAACTTTTCCTCACTATTTCCAAAATGATGATAGACCTGAAGCAAGAGGTTATTTAGAGTCTTCATTATATGAAGGTCAAAATTGTCTAGAATTCTTTATGGATGCTATGGGTGGACGTGAAGGATTGATTGATACTGCGATCAAGACAGCAGATTCAGGTTATATTAATAGAAGATTAATTAAATGTATGGAAGATGTGGCAATTCATTATGATGGTACTGTTAGAAATGGAAATAATATAATTGTACAATATGTATATGGTGACTCACATTTAGATCAAGTCAAACAAAAGAATACATATTTAAGAACTCTTCGAATGAATAATGAAAAAATAAAAGAAATATTTTACTTTGATGAAAAGGAAATTGATGAGTTATCAGAAAAATTTAAATTAAATAAAAGAGAATTTGAAGATATGAATAATGATTTTTTCAATGAATTATTACATTTTAGAAATACAATGAGAGTAACATATCGTAAGTCTACTATTGAATACAGAATTATGGAAGATAATTACTATATGCCTGTAAGTTTTCAAAGAATTATTGATACTGCAAAGTTTGGGAATGAATCGAACGCAAATGATTTAGACCCCAGATATATATTAGATTCTATTGAATATATTTTAAATCAAAAGAATACAAAACTATTGTGTATGAGTGAAGAAGAAAGAAATGATGACTTATCATTAAAATCTCAAATGGATAAAATTCATAAAAGTCTATTCAAATATGGATTATATGAATATTTAGCTCCAAAAAGATGTATATATGAACACAAATTAGATAAAACTAAATTTAATATTATTGTAAAGGATATAATAAATTCATTCAACAAATCTTTAGTAGAAGCTGGAGAGATGGTTGGATGTGTAGGTTCTCAAAGTATAGGTGAACAAACAACACAGATGACACTCAATACGAAGCACTCTGCTGGCGCAGGTGTATCCGGTATGCAAGGTATTCCACGTCTAAATGAAATTTTAAGAAAGACTGAAAACATTAAGACACCACTTATGTATATATATTTAAATAAAGATAAACAAGAGGATAAAGATTTAGCATATACAATTGCAGCTTATCTCAAATATACATCATTTAAAGACATTGTTAAAAAAGTAGACATTGTTTTTGATAGTGATGTCAATAATAACTATATGATTGATGATAAAGTAAATTTGAAAACAGCAATGAACTTATATGGTAATTTCAATGTAAAACCTGAAAACTTACCTTGGTTATATAGATTTGAAGTATCTAAAGAAGCATTATTTGAGAAGAAAATAAATATGTTAGAAATTCGAACAAAGTTTATTAACTTCTGGGATGAATTAGCAGCTGATAAATCTATGAATAAAAACTTTAGAGAATTAATCAAGAAGATTATTAACGGATGCATTATGACTACATCTGATAATTCTGAAAGATTATATGTTCATATGAGATTTGATATTTCTGAATTTGATAACAGTATTTTACTTGATATTCAAAATATGATATTATATTATTTCCAATTAAAGGGTATTAATAACATTACTGATATTTCAGAAATTGATAAAAAATTATACTTAAATTTTAATGAAACTACTGGAGATATTGAAAATAAACAAGAATATATTATTACAACAGAAGGTATAAATGCTGGAAAATTAAGATATATTAAACATGTAGATAATAATAGATGTTACTATAATGAAATGAATACTATTTGCAGATTATATGGTATTGAAGCAGCAAGAAAATCATTAATAGTTGAAATCAATAAAGTATTTACTGGAGATTTAAGATTAAACTTTCATCACTTATCAATCCTATGCGATACAATGACCAATACTGGAGAAATTGTTTCAATTGATAGACATGGATTTGGTAGAATGGACACAGATCCTCTATCAAAAGCATCATTTGAAAAGACTGTGGATATGTTAGTAAATAGTGCAGTATATGGTGAAGTAGATCATTTAAGATCAGTATCTTCTCGTTTAATTATGGGAAGAGCAATTAAATGTGGAACCGGATTTCCTGAAATTATACTTGACACTGATATACTTGAAAACACAGAATATACTGATAATGAACTAACAAGTAAGATTCAAACAAGTATTGATACTCTCAAGATTAATGAAAGTTCTCTAATTGATGATATCATTGCAAGAACATTGAAAGAGGGAGAAGGGAATACTTTTATGATTTAGAACAAAAAATTATTTTATATAAGAAGACTTTAATTTATAATATATGAAAGTAAAATCAAATTGTTATTGTTTACAAGAAATAAATCAAAACACAATCAAAAATGATATTGTTATTTTAGATAATAAATTTAGAAAATTTTTAAAAATGCGTCAAACAGAAATTCAATATAATGTAATTTTAAATTATTTATTATGTAATTATTTTGATGATCTTTATGAAGATGGTAAAATTATAACTCATTTTTTAAGATCAAATTTTAAAAATTTTTTAATTAATCAGAGATTGTATTACGGAGATGATTATTCAAGAGAAGGTGTAAAATATTTATTAAATAAACTTGTTTCAAAAAAAACTATTTTTATTACAATTTAATTTATCATTAATAAATGTACATCTAAAAACGAATATTAAAATTGATTATTTAAATATATACTTCTAAATATATATATAAATATATTTAGAATGACAAGACTTGTATCATTATATTTTGTTAGACATGGGCAAGCCGATCATAATGTAGCAGCAGAAAAATATGGAGAATATGCATATTGGGATCAATTATATACAAATGCAAAATTAACAGATAAAGGAATCATGCAATCAAAGAATTTAAATTCTTTTTTTAATGATAATAATCCAGATCTAGTTTTTAGTTCATCTTTAAAAAGATGTTTAGAAACATTAGACTATGCGTTAATAAATTATAATGAAGACATATATGTAGATGATAGAATTCTTGAAAGATGTGGTGAACATCCATGTAACAAGAGGGGATCAAAGAATGAAATTAATACATATATAAATCGTCCATTAAATTTAACATATGTAAATGATGAAATATATTGGTCAAGTAATAGAGAATCAGATACTGAAATGATTAAGAGAGGCAGAGAATGGTATTATTATATGTTGAATATGTTAAAAGAAAATGAAAGTATAAACAAAGTAGCAATTTTTAGTCATTATGATTTTTTAACAACAATATTAAGCATCGGATTACCTATTTCATCACCTGAAAATGGAAGACCTTTTGATAATTGTGAAATTAGAGAAATTAAGATTTTTATAAATTAGTTTTTTTATATATTAATGTATGATAACACACTATGATTATAAATTATTATATCATAATATAATAAATAAATATCAATTAGATAAAATTAATTTTGATAATAATATTTATGATATTGAAATAGATCAATTTATTAATAATTTATATAAATATAAAAAAAATTATGAAAATGATAATTTATATAAATATAAAAAAAATATAGATTATGTTG